AGCATCACCGCGTGACCGAAGAACTCGACAACACGATTCAGCAAAATGCCCAGGGTCCGCAGTCTGCGGAGGCCGATGGCGTTCGGGTGAATCAGCAGCCGATCCCCGACCAGATCGCCGCCGACAAGTACCTGGAATCCAAGAAGGCCAGTCGCGCCAAGGGTCTTGGCATTCGTCTCGTGAAACTCTCTCCGCCGGAGGCTGTGTAATGTGGCCTTGGACTAAAAAAGTCAAAGCGGCAACACGAACGGCGATGAAATTCGTCCGCGCCAAGTTCGATTCCGCGCAAACTTCGCCCGACAACATGAAGCATTGGGCGAATGCTGATTTCCTGTCGGCCAACGCGGCGGCCAACCCGGCCGTTCGCAACACGCTCCGCAACCGTGCCCGGTACGAGGTGGCCAATAACTCTTATGGTCGCGGCATTGTGCTGACGCTGGCCAACGACGTGATCGGCACCGGCCCGCGGCTTCAGATGCTCCTGGATGACGGCGAGAATGACGGCTTGAACGGATTGATCGAACGGGAATTTTCCGCGTGGGCCAAGATAGTCGATCTCCCTGGAAAGCTTCGCACCATGCGGATGTCCCGGGCGCAGGATGGTGAGGCGTTCGGGATGCTGTTTTCCAATGGCGCCCTTCAGCATCCTGTCAAACTTGACACCAAGCTGATTGAGGCCGAGCAGGTAACCACGCCGCTGTCAAACCTGCCCACGACGGGTTTTGTGGACGGAATCGTATTTGATGCACTGGGCAACCCTAAGGAATACCACGTTCTGGACTACCACCCGGGGGATTATCTCTCGATGGCCCCGATGGATTATCACGTGGTTCCGGCCGCGTCGATCATCCACTGGTTCCGCAAGGACCGCCCGGGCCAGTCCCGGGGGTTGCCGGATATTCTGCCAGCGATTCCGCTGTTTGCACAACTGCGAAGATACACGCTGGCGGTGATCGCGGCGGCCGAGACGGCGGCGGACTTTGCGGCCGTTCTGTTTACGGACTCACCCGCCAACGGCGAATCACAGTCGCTGGAACCGATGGACGTGGTTCAGTTGGAAAAGCGAATGGCGACGGTGCTGCCTGACGGTTGGCGGCTGGGCCAGATTGAGGCGCATCAGCCGTCGACCACATACGACATGTTCAAGCGTGAAATCCTCAATGAAATCGCCCGTTGCCTGAACATGCCGTACAACATCGCGGCGTGCAATTCCTCGGGCTACAACTACGCCTCGGGGCGGCTGGATCACCAGACTTACTACAAGAGCATCCGCGTTGAGCAGGCCCAGTGCGAGACCGTGGTGCTGGACCGCATTTTTGACGCATGGATGGCCGAGGCCGTGAAGGTGTACCCCGAACTTGCGGGCATCGAAGCCTGGCCCCACCAGTGGTTCTGGGATGGCCACGAGCATGTGGACCCTGCCAAGGAAGCCAATGCCCAGTCAACCCGCCTCTCCAGCAACACTACCACGCTGGCGTCGGAGTACGCCAAACAGGGCAAGGACTGGGAGACGGAACTTCGCCAGCGCGCTAAGGAAGTGGCGTTGATGAAGGAACTGGGGCTGACGCCCACGCAGGCACAGCCGGTCCCGGCCGCACCTACGGGTAATCAACCCGCCGCCGACGAGCAAAACAAGGACGAGAACAACGATGAAGAACAGCAATCCCAAGCCGCCTGACCGTCTCGACCTGACGGCCACGATGGAGCTCGACATTGCCGCTGATAGCGGCGACGGCAAATCTCCGCTGCCGCGATTCAGCATGGTCGCCTACACCGGCGGCCCGATGCGTGTGGCGGGCTGGCGGTACCCGGTGGTGATGGACCTGGCAGGACTGGCGATCCCGTCGCAAAGCAGGCCGATTCGTTTTGGGCACGACGCCAACTCGGGCGTGGGCCACAGCGATTCCATCCGCGTGCAGGATGGGAAACTCACCGCTGCCGGCGTGGTGTCGCGTGACACCGTTGCCGCTCGCGAGGTGGTGGTGTCTGCCAAGAATGGCTTCCCGTGGCAGGCATCCATTGGCGCGGGCGTGGAACAGTTCGAGTTCGTCAAAGAAAACCAGTCCGTTCTGGTGAACGGCAGGGAATTTACAGGGCCCTTGAATGTCGTGCGTAAGGCGACGTTGGGCGAGATCAGTTTTGTGGACCTTGGGGCCGACGGGAATACCTCGGCCAGCGTTTTGGGCAATCAAGCCAATCAGGAGAATATCATGTCCGACACCGACAACACCGCAGGAACCACCACTCAGGACACCGTCACGGGCACCACGACCGCAACGCCTGCCGCGCCACCCGTCCAGGCCGCCGCGTCTGACGACACCACTGTCGCCGACATCCGCGTTCGTGCCGCAGCCGAGCTAGAGCGTATCGCCGCCATCCAGAAGGCATGCGGCAATGACCATGCCGACATCTGCGCCCAGGCCATCAAGGATGGCTGGACGGTCAAGGACACCGAACTGGCGGTCCTTCGCGACAAACGGCCCAAGGCGCCCAACGTCCAGGTGCCCGACAATACCGTCACCGGCGCGGTGCTGGAAGCGGCGTGCATGCTCAGCGGCCACGCGGCCGATGCCCAGAAAATGTACGATGAAAAGACCCTCAATGCCGCCGACAAGCGGTTCAAGGGGAGCATCGGTCTCCAGGAGTTGCTCCTGGAAGCCGCGTGGGTCAATGGCTACACCG